AGGTATGAACTTACTTACAGCTCTGTTCATCAAATCGTCAAAGTAAACTTTTTTAAATGCTGAACCAGCAAGTGGTAAATAAAAAAGTAATTGGTCAAAATCTGGAGTATATTCTTCCATCTCTTCGGTAACCATATAATTCATAAAATCTTTTACTCTTTGTGCTTGTTCTTCTTTTTCAGGAGTAGAGTCACCAACTACCATAGTTTTTACTGGCCCGTCACTTGGTAATAATTCTTTGTAAGCTTGAGCTTGAAATTGTGTTACCGCCTCTGATAACAACGGATGTGTAACTGAGCTTGCACCTTTAAATGGCTGACCCTCATCCATATATTTAAAACCTAAAAGATCAAGACCAGAAGTGTATGACTTTTCCCAATCACCTCTTGACTCTTTATCTTTTTTATAATCGGAAATAAGTTGTGATGATAACGATGTTAAAACCCTCTCATCTAAATCCTCAGCTAAGTTTGAAAAAAAATTTTTTTCTTCTTCAACAACCTCTTCAACATCTTCGTTTGCAGGTGTTACCTCAACATTAACTTCTTGTTCGTCCTGTATTTCTTCTAGTTCTTCAGCCATTAATAAATCCTTGTTTTTTTATTTCGTCCAAGTTTTGTTGCAACCTGAACATACATTCCTTTTTTTGCACCCGTCATTTGTGATTTTGCAAAACTAGCAAAGTCAATTTTACTTGGTAATTCTTCATAAGGTACAGGCATCATTTTACGATTTTGATAAGCCTTGTCAAAAGCTCTTTTCTTTTTTCTTACAAGATCTAATCCTTTGCTTGTTGTTTTTAATTTTTTTCTTTTTGGTGGATTAAAAAATGCATCGATACTTGATTCAATAGGATCATCAGAACCACCTAAAATATCAAAATCTAATGAGAATCTTTTTGCAAACTTCTCTCGTTCTTTTATTTGTTCTTCTGTGGGCATTTGTGACATACGTTATCCTACCATTTAAAAAGGTCTACGACTAGACCTCCTATTTTTCTATAAATTTTAAACGGTTGTCTTCTCATTTCATCTGAAATGTATAATCCAAAAGCTTCATAATAGTTTTTAGGATCATCTGCTTTTATTTCTTTAACAAGACCTTGACCTATATAATTAGCGTAAGACTTTGCTTCTTCTTTTGTTCTAAATGCAGCTAGGTGCATTTCGTCGCCTGCAACCCCTTGCTGACTTACAACTTTAAATGGTTTTTTTGGATCACTTTTAGATACCATAATTTTTTCAACTCTTGAGTTATATTGTTTAGCTAATCTTTCCATTGCCTCAACAACACGACCTTTTGGTGGTTTTGCTTTTTTTAAACTTGCTAAGAGTTTGACCGATTGAGGGTCTAACGTTACACCCACTTCAACCTGTTGTTCAAGTTTTCTTATTATTTCCTGCGTATCTATATCCTTACCCTCAGTCATACCGTAAAACTTTTGATTACCGGCTTTTTTTCCTTGCAATAGATCGTGCTGAACATTTGATGGATTAACAGCTATAAAATCAACATCATTTAGAGCTGCCCTTTTTGCTAAAACTTTCACTGCGTGATCAGCATAATCTTCTTTTGCACTTATGGGTCTGTAAGGATATGGTTGTTTATCTATTTCTTTAAGAACCTTGCTTGCACTTGTCGTTGGATTAGTACTCATTAAAACAGAGAATTGATCATTAAGTTTCTGTAGTTTTGTTCTCTCTTCTTGTGTGGCCATCACACCTTTATCTACAATTTCACGAGCATCAGACAATAATTCTTTTGCTCTTAAACTAGTTATATTCTCCATAAATTCAATGTTATATGGATTGACTGGTTTTTTTGGGTTTTGTCCAAATTTCATAGCATCCTCGAAACCTTTCATTAAATCCGCTTGTATTTCATCTATCGCATAGATTTTTGAGTCTGGATTGTAAAACTCTGAACGTGTTCCATATCTTACAAAATACAATTGGTCTTCGCCTTCTTTACTAAAATGTGCTGTGGTATCAGGAGGTCTGCCTACCATTGACGGCGGTTTAATTTGCACAACAAATTCATTATATGCCTCTGCACCTTGTAATCTATATGTAACGTGATGTCCGTGTCTGGTGCTTAAATGCGCTTTATCTGCTTGATCTACGTGACGAACGTATTGATCTATTTTATCATTTAAAGACTCTAAATCTTTAGCACCTGTTGTTTGATCAAAAGTTTTTGCAGCTTTGGTAAGTTTTTCATTTCTTTGCACATTAATTATTTGATCAAAAGCCTTTAAACCACGTTCCATTTCTTCCTTTGTTCTTCTAGCATCTATAAAACCCTCTTGTGTACCAGATGTATTGACTTTATAAGAATAATTAGCTGCTTTTTGCATATTGCCTAAGTTCACCCTTATGTCATCATCAAATGCTACAATTTGATTTTTATTCATACCTAAAGCTTTTAATTTTGGTTTTAAAAAAGCAACCTTATTAGCGAAATAATTTAGCTGTTCCTGTGTTATTTGATCAGCTAAATCAACATAATATTTTGGCCTGCCTTTGAATGAAATTTTTAAAGTACCTAACGGTGATTGTTCGGCTAGTTTTAAAAGTGTAAGTTTATCAATTCTTACATCAGCATCTTTGGCTGCTTTTAAAAAACCACCAGTTAATTTATTACCTTCAAACTTGGCTAGGTTTAAATCTTCTAATTCTTGTCTAGTAACATTTGCACGAATGTTCTGAAAGCCAGGTGTTGAATATCGTAAGTCACCTAGACGTTGTGGATTAGTAAATTCAGCTATCCATTGATCGGCTTTCAATGCTTTTTTGGCTGGATGCAAAGCAATGAAATCATAAGTTGTAGATCCAAAATTATACGGTCCTTTACTTTGACCTCCAAAACTCAGAGGTTCGGACATTACCGCATTTTTAATTCTTTCTAACTCAGCATCATCTTTGGCTGCTTGTTGTGTTATAGCTAAATCTTGTTTGTCTTTAGGCACTAATTCTTGTGAACGTTCTGCAGCAACAGGGACTTGGTTCGTGGACCGTGGCACAGCATCCGTTTGTGGTCTAAACAAACCCTTGATACCTTTTACCGCTTTTTTTCTTAGTCCTGGTACAAGTGCAACAGCAGCACCTAATCCGCCAAGTATGCCAGTTATGCCAACATCATTTTGTTCTTGAGTTTGCTCTTCAGCCATCAATAGTACCTATATTCTTTCGGTGGAATATCCATATCGTCTTTATAATCAGAATATAGCTCCACAAAATTACCTTGTCTGTATCTTAACACAGCTTGTGTGGTTGAATCAACATAGTCATCGTTGGCACCATTCGGAAAAGCAGCACATTCATCAATGACTTCTTCCGCAAATTTTTCACCATAGGGAAACCATATTGCCCCACTTTCAAATACTGGTGAGCAAGCATTCACGCGCGTATGTTTATCATTACCCTTACTGGGTGTAAACGGAATCACGGGTATACCCATTCGTCTAAATTCTTGAGTCAATGGTTCACCACTAGCTTTTTGCTCTATGATAATACTTTCGGGTTCCCAATACTTATTTGCATCTAAAGCTACAGCTTTTAATTCAGGAAAATCATATTTACCTCTCAAAGCATCAAGTAAAATTAAATTGGGTCCTTCTCCTTCCACCGGATAAAATACGCCCCACGTGGTAATCGCTGAATAGTCTGCTGTTTCTTTTTTACTAAATGCTGTATCATAACTTTGAATGACGTGCATAAGATTAGGAATGGGTCCTTTCCAGGGTCGCCACCACTCTCGTTTTAGAATTGCACCTTCTTCAGATGTCGGGTTCTGCATATATTGTGCAGACCAGTTTCTTATTGGTAAGGATGCTTTTATTTTTTCTAACTCTTCATTGTTCCAATACTCAGGCCAAACTGGATTGCCAGAGTCTAAAATAGCTGGAAAAGAAATCTGTTTCCAAGTATCAGCTTTAGGTTCTGTTTGAGCCTTCAGTAATCTGCCTGTTAAATCATCCTCTGCCCATCTTGTCATAACTAGTAAAATAGATCCACCGGGTTGTAATCTTTGTCGTGGACCAGAGGCATACCATTCAAAAGCACGTTCCATAGCCATATCAGACATTGAGTCTTGTTCCGTGTGTGGGTCATCAATAATCAATAAGTCCGCACCACGACCCGTGATGGATGCTCCAACTCCAGCTGCATAATATTCACCACCTTGGTTAGTTTCCCAACGTCCTTTTGCTTTGGAGTCCTCACGAAGTTTAACGTCACCAAATATTTGTTTGTATTCAGGTGATCCAACAATATTACGAACCTTAGAACCAAACCTTACTGCTAGCTCCGTGTTATGAGAAACTTGCATAATTTTCATTTTAGGAAACTTCCCTATCATCCAAGCAGGAAAATATATTGAAGCAAATTCTGATTTGGTATGTCTAGGTGGCATATTTATTATGAGCCTCCCTTTTTTATTTTTTGCTATATTTGTAAACTGATTAGCAATAATTTGATGATGTCCCCATTCTTCTCTTTTACTGGTTTTACGATATATAAAATCAGGCCACATCTCTTTTACAAAATATAAAAAATGATCTTGACAAAGCTTGATGTTTTCAATTAAGAGCCTCTCTACTTGAAGTCTTAATTTATCAGTTGTTAAATTATTTACTGACATAGAATCAATATATACAACCTATAATAAATTGCAATTATATACGTGTATATAACTTGATGTAACCTCGGGTTGTCGCAAGAACCTAAATGTTGTTACGGGGATTGAGTTTGCTACTAAATATTGAATTTACGGGGAGAAATTGAGCCTTTTTTTACAGGATACGGGGATCTAAGATGGACGCAAAAAAACGGCAACAGGTTATCCTATTGCCGTTTTTAGTTGGTAAGTTTACCTTAAGATTGATATTCTAACTTGATGTAATGCACGTTGTACATCATTCATCAACTCGTGAGATTGTTCATTATTATAATTAGAACAATGTTCAACAATTATGTCTTCCAATACTTTTGCAACAAGAGCATTGTTTAACCTAAGTTGTGAATGTGGTTCAGTTACATTACGTTCAGTTGGTGTAGCAACCTCACTAGCATCATTAATGCTAGTGAGATTTGTATCTTCAATAATCTGCAAGAACCTAGTCATTGTTCTTTTTAATTACTTCAAATTTATATTCAACTGATTTAGTTGGAACTAAACAGTCTGCATAAACTAATGGATACTTTTCTTTTAACTTCTTGCTATCAACTCTACCAGAAATTAAAATTTTATTACCATTTTCATCTTTAAGTTGATTACCTTTTCCGTCAACTGCATAAGATGATTGTCTAACAATTTTAGAAACACACGTTCCATTATAATCACCAACTTTATCTAATTTAAGTTGAGCAGTATTTAAAGCATCAAATACTTCTTGGATTTGTGGTTTATAAGTTGTTAAGATTTTTTGTTTATCTAAAACTTCTTGTTTTAGTAAACCATATTTTAAAACAAATTGTTGCTTTAACTTAGTAAAGTAAACAATTTTTTCTTTTAATTGATGTGTCATATTTACCTTCCTTGTTTTAATTTAACACATATATATTATAATCACACTTTTTCATAAAAAAAAAGCTTTTTTTTATTTTTTTTTAAAAAAAAATAGACCGATCAAAACGCTGGCTTGCCAGCGCCCGCGGGTGCTGACTGTAATGAGACTGACAAACCCAATCCAAAATCCGACGGGAAACGGGAAACGGCAAATTAGTTACAAAGTATAACGAGAAGGGCAACTACTAGGGCAATCCCTAGTAGTTGCAGGAAGGAAACGATTAACAAATTTGAAAGCCTCCAGAATGACGAGCAAAGTTAATAAAGTCCTTTACGTTGTCAACTGAGAACGGATAACTATCTGCCCAATTCTTTTTTGCATTTATCTCTTCCCAATGTTTATTATATGGAAATGGATAATTAACTGGTGCAAGATTTTCATCCGGTCTGATCTTCTGAACCTCAAGCTTTAGTTTTTCTAACTCCTTAGAAATTTTTTCATTATGCTTTTTAGCTTTTTGCATTTCTTGATTATGTTTTTTTTCATACTTAATCAATTCACCATTCTCAACTAATTTTTCCAAACGGCGAGCAATACCCTCGGCAATATCTTCATTATATATACACCCTGAATTATCGTGAAGTCTGTCGGCTTGCTCTTCTGTAAGTAAGTCTTTACAACTTTCTGCAATCAAGCTTGCCAATGGTCTCCACCACCACACATTATTCCGGAAGTAATATCCAGGATTTTCCTCCTCGAATTTTTCCTTATCTATGAAGTATTGCTTTTGTTCTTCTTTTGTTGAATTGTTCCAATCAATAGTTGGACACTCATTTTTTAATTTTGGATTTTCTCCGTATATATCAAAACCCATAAGGTTTCTCCTTTCTTAATTGTTTAACAAGTTTAGTATATACATTTTTATTTGCTAATGCAAGAAATTTTTTCTAATGCAAGAAATTTTTTCTAATGCTGTCCCGTGAACTTTTTCCCCGCTGGCGCTGCTGGCAGATTTATGAATACGCAGCTAATGCGATTCGGATCGAAACGGGAAACGGGAATCAGAAACACGCTGCTATAGCACACAGGATGAGGACCATCCCTGCCAGCAGCAGGCGTGGGCACCAGAGGGCCATTGCAATTATTACCAGAAACCAGGACATTTCCCCAGTATACAAAATTTTTTGACAGCGTCAACAGGTTTTTACAGGTGATCCCCTGTTTACCAAGATCCTCGGTTTTCTGGGCTTTTTGCTTCACGAAGGTTTCCCCGCTGCGCCTGGCAGACTGGATCATAATGAAAAAACCCCAGAAAACTAGGATCGAAAACGGGAAACGGGAAACCAGATTCACGCCTCACAGGTCGAGCTCCTGTTATAGTCGGTCGTCTAAAACCCACAGTTTCCGTGGGTTTTAGAGATTTGAGCCAGTTAACTTTTCGCCAGACGCCAGGCGCTGCAGGGCCGTCAACACTGGCAGCAAAACTGTAGAGGGGGCACGATACGGGAAACGGGAAACGGGAAACGGGAGTCCAGGCTCACGGATCTCGAGAATTTTGAACTCTCTCTTCAAGAGGGAGTTATGCAAGATGAATGACTTACCACCAGCAGCTTGACGTTTCAAACACCACGCTATTTGATACTTTGATAAACCGTAATTTTTAGCATCGTTTGATTTAAGTTCTAACCAAAATTCTACACCATCCATACAAGCATTAATGTCAGGTATTCCGTTGATTGTATTGGATTCTATTCTAACAAAATGCCATTTCCTGTGTTTCTTTTGAATCAGGTTAATATGTCGCCAAATTTGTGACTCTTTCATATTACCAAATTGGTAATATATATGGGTAATTATCTTTGTTTTCTTGTTTAGGTAGATACACCGAAACAAAAGCACCACATTCAGGGCAAGTTAAATTAGTTTCCATACAATAATCATCGCTTTCATCCTCAATGTCATAGTCGTTTTCCCATTTTAATTGTGTATCACAATGCCAACAATTCATTTTGATTTCTCCGGAGTAACATCAATTATTGTCGAGGCATCTTTAATTTTAGATTCTAATTCTTGTAATCTCTCTTCTAACTTCT